AGGCATTCCAAATATCATCTATGGTTGCAAACTCCTTTTTCTTCTTTGAGATAGGGGATTGAGCGATATAAGGGAGCGTATATTGTTGGTGGCTATCTCTATCAAAAACCCAATGCCACACAGCATAACTCAATCCCCATCTTCTTTTTTTGACGAATCAGATAAACCTAAATAATCCATCATGCACTTTGTTAAGATCTTTAATTGAAAGTCATAATCATACTTTTTTAAATCTTGCTCTGGATTATTAAAAGCAATCTCTGCAACATTACCGAGTAGAATATTAAACTCTTTCTGTTTTACATTATCAGTACCATTCTTATAAACATCTGCAAACTCACCCTGTAATCCTAGCTTCTCTTTGTAAGTAATGTTCTTAACTACAATCTTCTGATCTTCGATTTTTAATTCCATTGTGCGCTCCCTTTTTAATTAACAACTTATTCCAATGAATTTATTTGATCCATTTCCTAATGCTTTAACTTCTACATCTAGCATCATTGTATCGCCTTCATTAAAAGCAACATTTGTAATAATTGATCTAGGCATATCAAAACCAAAATTTCCATCTGCTAATGCTGCTTGATGATTTAATAAAGTTTGTCCAGTAGATGATCCAGCAACTTGAGTAGTGTTAAACCTTTCAAACATATCTAGATAATTATTATCATATAGAATTGAAAATGATGCTGTCGCAGATATTTCACCGGATCGAGTAACTTGCTCATATCCTGTTGAGGTAATTCCAGAAAATACTACTGGATTATCAACTGTTAGAGAGAAATCACTAACTACTGCATTTGCTAAACCAGCTATAATTCTGTCATCTGCATCAAAAGAACTCATAAAATAATCATTTGCTGTAACCGCTGTATCTGCTGCAAAACTAGCATTTGTGAGTACACCAGACGCTAATTTAGTTCCTGTTTGAAATGTAGCGGAAAACTTTATCCTACCGCCTTCTGTTCCAGCCGAACCATTTAAAGTTAGCGAGGTTAAAAAGCAATCTTTAAAAGCTAAATCGCTATCTGTTGCCGCTGACTTCATAACAATAGATAAAATTTGCTGTGATGTTTGGTTGGTTGTTCCAGTTGAATAAGTAGAGGTTGCGACATTTGAGGCAATCTCATAAGGCGCACCAGTATCTAATGTAAAATGAGACAATAATAAATCAAGTCCTTCTGTTGTTGCTGTACCACTTACAGAAATCTCTTTAACACTTGCAATATTGTCTTGAAAAAAACTTGAATCTAATAAAACCCTTGAGCCACTTCTGACATCTAAAGTTTGATTAATTCCTAATGTTGGTGATCCTATACTATCAATATCAAGAGCAACATAAGGATTATCTGGGCTACCGCTAGAAGTTGGGTTTATTGTGCCGAAGTCATCCTGCTCTGCTACTAGGAATTGAAATAATTTTGGATCATAAGCTGTTCCGGATATAGCCATATTTTAATCCTTTTTTTTATTTGGTTTAACTTGTTTAACTAATTTACGAGCATAGGGATGTATCTTATCTACTTTAACCTCTTTGCCCTCATTGATTTTTATTATCAATTCTTCATCATATCCAGATTCTAAAAAGCACCATCCACTCCCTAATGGTATCTGGCAATCTTTTTTAATTTTTATTTTCATACTTCAAGCCTTTGTACTGTTAAAGAAATATTTGCTCTCGCTTTTGTTTCATCTTCATCCCTCTCGTATTCTATTGAATCACAAACTCCATTAAAATATTCATCCTCTGTACTTGATTGAGGTCCAGAAAAAATAGCTTTTACACGCTCTGCAATATTGGATAATTGTTTAAATACATTTTCTGAATATTGCCCTCCGGTTGTAATCTGATAGGTAAGCAAAAAAGAATATTCTCTTAATTGACTTGTTGCAAATCTTTGTACTGATGTATCACTTACAGGCTGCAACCAGAAAGAACTATTACCCCTGTTCTCATCAAATGATAATGGTACTCCTGTTATTTCTTTTGTGATTACAGATGCGACTTTATCTAATGCCTTATGAATTTGATTTGTGTAATCTATCATATCCTTTCTGCTCGTACCATTTTAACAGGAGTTGCTTGTGCTTCTATAATACCAGAACATTCAACTTCCCAAGAATCTCCAGTATTTAGTATTCCATATGAAAATCTGACTTCTAAACCTCTACCTATGTTATCATATCCCCCAGATATTACATGATTTGTAACAAGTTCGGCTGTTTGTAATCCAGCAGATGAATGTCCTTTGGTTGAAAAAGTAATTACAGTATTATCTGTTCCCCTTGTAAGCGTTCCACCTTGATCTATCTTTACTTCTATTAAATCATACTCAATTAAACATCTTCCCCTAATATCTACAATATCTGCTGTACTTGAACCATTAACAGACTTTTTTCTTACAATTCCTTTGTTAAGAGCTAGATCATTATGTTGATACAATGAGATTGATCCATTTCGTATTTTGTCAATGATTCCTGTTTCTTCTGCATTCATTATTTGAGATGCTAATTCATCTCTTAATTCAGTATCATATACACCCACTATTAAATTTGCAGCTTGGTAAGCAGTAGCCATAACAATAACCTCTGGAAAGTCATGTCCAGTTTTACTTGCAATCCCTACCCCTCTTCTTGGATATAGTGGCTGCTGAACCATTGAGCGAATCATATCACTTGCTCTAGGTATAATAGTTGATGTAATTAAGGTATCTGTATCTTGCCCTATCTCCCAGATCGAACCATTTAACTGGCTTACATTTGTACCAGATTTAAAGTATTGGATTAAATTATCTGTGTATCTCCATTCATTATTACTTGAGGGTTCTGATCCAGTTTCTACTCCTAAGTCTTGCCCATCAACATATAAAACAGCATCAGATGCAATATACCCGGGAGAGTAAAGATTATAAAGGTTAGAAGTTCCAGAGGCTACCCAGTTTGGAGATAAGAGTGATCTCTGGTTGTATTTTGATGCTTCCGGTAAAACAAATAAAACATCATTTAAATCACATAAATTTTGCTCGTATGTACTCACGCTTCAAAGTCTCCATAGTCTATAACTTCAAATTCTGCATTTTGAAGTCTGTTAATTATTTCTGCAACGATAGTAATAGTTTTTCCATTTGGCTCTATAAGATCATAAACCTTTAATTTTTTAGAGAGTTCTATTGCTGTATCAAGATTAAAAAAAGCATCATCTTTTGAAAATTCATTATTTAAGGCTTTTTGTAGTGGTGTTTTTTTCATTTCTTTTTTCTTGGTTTGTAAGGACATTTATTTAATTGATCTATTCTATTTTCACCAGAAGCTATGCCACAATACATAATGCTCTTTGACTCTCCACAGAAAGGACAAATTTTATTTTTTAGTGAACAATGCAGAAACATTAATCCCTTACCTCTACATGAACTAGGTCATCAAAGTTATTATCTTTAATCTCTCCATCTGAGTCCCAATCACCGCCCCATCTAATATTTACTCCAAGTTGTTTACCTATTCCTCTTATCATTCCACCCATATAATGAAATCGCTCCCTATCTTCCCAATCAATAGGGTAGGGAGCAAGATCAACAGCTTTGCCTTCCATGTGCCTAGAATATTTTACTTTAGTTGCACCTTTTTTTAATAACTCTTCTTGTCTTTCTTTGGTTCTTAATCCTTCAATAATTGTAACATCCATAATCTTAATCAATTCATTAAGTACATTTATTAATCGTGCATCAACACCTTTCAATCTTTCTTTTGATCTTTTACCGAATCTGTACATTATTTCATCCTTCTAACTATTGATTCCGCCCATCTTCTTCCGGGATTACCGCCCCATAAATCCCAAGAGATCGAAGCCCTAGAAATCTTTTCTTTTCTATTTCTTCTTTCTGCCGGTGTATCATGTCTAGCAAAAAAGCTAACCATTCTTCTGATTGATCTCATTGAGATATTTGCACCCCTTGCCAAATCACGACCCCTAGAAACTCCAACCATTGTACCGCCCTTCTTAGATTTAGGTGCTTCCCTTCTTCTTTCTAATGCTCTTCTTGCAACCGCTTGAACTGTCTTAGGTGGTACAGGCATAGTTACTATCGCCTTTTTAATTTTCTCTTCATTTTCGGCTTTTTAGACCGCTTCTTTTTTGTTTTACCAGTATGATATGGCATTACTTACTCCCAAATATTTTAGAGAAAAAACCTTTCTTAGATTTTTTGCCTTTTGATCCACCAATTTTTTTACCTTTCTTCTTTTTCTTTTTAACATCACCATATAAAGAATAACTTGAATCAGCATATCTTTCTGGATATTGTATCATGTCCGGAATTGATCCATGAAGGCATGAGGTTGTTAGTAAAGTTATTATTATATTTGTCATTATAACCCCAGCTTCTTTTTGATAGCCATTTCAAATAATTCCCAGATAGCCTCTAATATCTTAGCTTCTGTTTTTTCGTTTATCATTGGTACATTTACAGATTTATTAACGGATGCAATTAAATCAGCTTTAACTTCATCGTCTAATAAATATTCTGCTATTATTTTTCCAACCATTTACTGCTCCTTTTCATTTTTTATTTTATAATACAAATATATAATATTCATTACTGCTATTGTTAAACCTAAGAAATAGGGTAACATATCCATAAATATTATCGCTTGACTTGCAAAACTTGTTCCAGAAACTTTTAAGCTATCCATTAATTTCTTCCATTAATTCTAGAAAGTGACCCTTTCACCTCTGAAATTTGGTTATCAACGGAATTTACATTTTCAGATAAACTGTCAAACTTGCGATCTAACTTATCATCTGATTGATTCCATCTATTAATAAGTTTTATAATCATACCTTCCATATTTTCAAGCGTTTCAGATTGTCCTTTATTCTCAACTTTTAAATCTTCTAACTGCTCCTGTTGTTTTGCTGATTTATTAGATAAAGAAATAACTAGATATACAAACATCGCTCCGACCACTCCAATCATTCCCGCCTCAGAATATACACTCATAAAATCCATTATTTATTTTTCCCAAGTAAGGGATTCAGCTTTCTATAAGATATGTTTAATAAGTATAAACTTAACCTATGTACTGAATCCCAGAAATTATTTTTTATCTTTTTCATAAACCCATTTTATAGGAATATCATAAGACGTTGAAGTGATCCAATTACTCTTCTTCTTCATTCTTTTCAACACTAGCTTTTAAAGCATCCATGAAAGCCTGTCTACCAAATCGAAGTTGCTGTAAATTGAATTCACTTGTAGTAATCTTTCTATCTAAGTCCGCTACATGGTTTATCATTGTTTTTTGCTCATCACTTAATTCTGATTCCTTATATGGTTTATCAAATAAAATGATCTCTTGTTCTTTAGGCATTTCTTTTTCTTTTTTTGCCACGATTCACTCCTATTGTTATTGTTTAAAGCTTCTTAAAATCTGCTATGCAAACTGCTATAGCATCACTTTGTTTTTTAGCATCCTCCATAGCTTTATCATACCTAGCTTTTTCTGCTTCTAATTGTTCTAAAGTCCATTCTTTAATAGAATCATCCATAGCCTCACCAGTTTCAGAGTTGTATCTTTTTTCTTTGTAAATAATGTAATCTCTTTTTTCTTCTGGTTCAGCTTTCACAATTACCACATCAAATTCATCTTTTTCTTCTTTAACAGCTTCTTTGATAATTTCTGATTTCTTTTCAAAGCCACCAAGTGACTTAGACTTTTTATCTTCATATTTTAAAAAATCCATATTACTCTCCGTACTTAGCTTTTGCTTTGGTTAATAACTGTGCTTTAGTGTGTTCCTCTGTCCATGCAACACCATTAACAGATAAATACTTCTTTAACTGTGCTTCTGTCCAACTATCACTAGGCTCACCACTAGGATAACCATTTTGTGACACAAAGTATGCTTCCTTGCAATCTGCATCAAATAAAGCATCTGCAATCTTTTTTACTTTCGCATCTTCATTAGTCCAATTTGAATTTGGATGCACTACATGGCGATGATAACTGGTTGAACCAATTTGTGAACCACCATCCATTACCTTTGTAGCTGTTCTTACTTGAATTGAGTAATCACCTACCAACTCAACTTTATCTACTTCTACTATTTTTTCTAAAGCCATTAAGACCTCCTTGTTTTTAATTCCACTTAATTATCCAATTAAGCTGTAAAATATGTTAATGAAAAAATAAGTCCATTCTGGTCTGAAGATGCCCCAGCCGTTAAATCTCCAACTACCATACTAGCAGTTGCTCCATTTGATGTATCTCTTTGTACAAATAAAACCTCATCAGAATCACTTATAGTATATCCAGCCGCAGGAAAATTACTAGATACCCAATTATAAGCGTGTCCAACAACTAGTACTGATTCTCCATCTGTAGCAACAGAATTATAAGGCAATCCACCTAATCTTAATGTGCCAGAAGCACTTCCAACTGAAACATTATCTGTTCTAATTGAACCTCTAACAGTTACTTGCCTTCCTATTTTAGTATAAGTAGCACTAATTATATCCATTGTCATTGTAGTAAATGAATTAGAAGATGGTTTATATACTGGACTCCAAGTACCTTCTTCATATTCTGTGCCACTATCATAAGGTGTATTTTCTAAAGTTGCACCAGATACAGTAGCATGTAAATCATTACCAGAACTATCACCCCAGACCTTTTCTCCAGCACTAGAACCCATATATTCAGCTACTGCACCAGCTGGTCTAATAAAAAGATTATCTATATCTAGTGTTGTTGTTCCAACTGACATTAATTGAAAAGTATCACTTGTAGCTACAACAGTTTCAGTAAAAGTTCCATTTGCACTTCTTGTTGTTCCAGAATTACCAATAGATATTTTTACACCACCAGCAGAATAACCAGAAACAGTAAATGTAATGTTATACGCTTTTCCTATTGTAAGTAAACTAGCTTTATATAATGCTGTATTGTTTCCAGCACTTGACCACCTAGCAACTCCACTTGTTACAGTAATCCCAGTATCTTTTGAATAGTAATCATCTGCTGAAAAATCAGAGGCACTTCCAGTTACTAAAGAAGTCTGACTAGCACCTTTGTATTTAAATGGTACACTTGCACCAGAATAGTCATCTTTAACTTCTGTGGCTGTAAGTTCTTTATTCCAAACTCTTAAACATGAAACGCTACCTCTTCCATAAATGCTATCGGCATAATTAAGTATTCTTACCTCACTACTCTGATTTGGCATAGCTGTATAAGTACCAGAATCACTTAATGTCAATGCTTGAGAAACTCCATTTATATATAAAGTCATCCCAGCATTTGCACTTGCACCCCCTACACCATTATAAGTTGATGCAACATGAATCCATTGACCCTCATAAGCAGTTAATGTTGATGATGTACTTGCCACCTCAAAATTAGTACCATTATATATTTCTAATTTCAACTTGTCATCACTACTTACATTTAAAATGTATTCAAGAGTAGACCCGTAAACACCTTTGCTTATAAGTTTGAAATTCGTTGCATCTTCCATATATATCCATGCTGATATAGAAAATGGTAAATCAGAAGAACCATCACCGAAACTTAAAATATCACTATCTGCAATAGCAATTTCATCATTTACACCATCAAACCGATAGTAAGGCGAACTCATGGTATTTGCTACATGGTTAGGTACATTTTGAGCATGGACATAAGCTTGTGAATCTTGAGACATATAAACATCGGTAACATCTGCATTACCTAATGTTACTGAATTATCGCCTTGTGCAGTTACATCAGCACCAATAGCAGTCTGATTTGTTGCAGATGCAGATGAACCCGCAACACCTTTTCCTATAAAAGTATTAAATGTTCCAGTAGTAATATCATTAGTTCCAGTTGAGCCAGTTCTATATCCTAGAAAAGTGTTATAGTCTCCATCAGTTATTACACTACCACTCAAACTCCCCACAAGCGAGTTCTGAACACTTCCACTTGATGCACCTAAAGCAAGTCCACTTTGAAAACCAATAAGAACATTATCATCTCCATAAACATTAGCTTTACCAGATTCATGTCCTATATAACAGTTTTGTGTTGCACCAGAGCCAGAATTGTTACCAGCTAAATATCCAAAAATTGTTGTGTTATTAGCACCACCATCATTATTACTTAATGAAATGCGAGAGTTGGAGTCTAAAGACATAACAGCAGTTCCAGTTGAATCTGCTGGAACTCCATCTGCCGCATTTGAAACAATAAAAGACAATGCTCCATAAGCAGTACCACCATTCCCAACAGACCAATTTCTACTGCTTGAATTTGAATTTACATCTGTTAAAAATATTTTAGCCATTCCACCCCAAGTACCAGTATCTCCATGTATGTCGACTTTAGCATTTGGAGACGTAGTCCCAATTCCAACATTAGCATTATTATCAAAATGAACAACCTCTGCTGTTGAACTTGCAGATTGTCTTGATGTAAATGTTAATGAATCTGTATCTGCATTAAGTCCATAAGTAATTCTACCTTGCTTCCCAGCTAATTTTAATATTGCTGATGTTCCACTTGTTGAGCTAGGATTTGATATTACAAGATGAGAGTTGCTATCAGTATGCCAAGTAGATTGATTGCTAATATCTTTATAAAAATAAACAAAGCTATTGGGTGATGATCCAATTCCTACATTTCCACCATCTATAGTCATGACTGTTCCAAATGTACCAGCATTACTTGTTTTAAATTCAACTATTGAGTTTCTTGAACCATCTGTAATTGTATTAAATCCAGATAATAATGAAAAACTTGTTCTTTCTTGTGAATCCGTTAATAATCTATGAGATTGTCTAACTCTATTTGATGTATTTGCACTTTGGGTGCTTGTTAAATAAATTAATTCTGCTTCTGCTCCACTTCCAGCAATTTCAAGAGCCTTTGCTGGGTCGGTTACTCCTATACCAAGTGACCCATTTACATGAACTTTATCTGTTGCTAGTTTTAATGCAAATGTAGTTGTATTTTTTCCATCTTTAACATCTACTAAATTTGTTGTGTTACCCCCACCATCTCTATCTACATGAAGTAACTGTTCATAAGATGATGCTATTGATTGTCCTTCTAATGTTGCCATAATTTAATCCTTTCCATGATTATGCTTTCTAGTCTTATCCTAGAGGTTATTTAATCTATTAAGTTCCATTTTCTTTGCTCTAAATTCCATGATTGAAATGATGCTTCCCAGTTTGGGGATTCACCAGCAAAATCACCAATTAATCCAGCTAAACTTGATTGAGTTGATCCTACTGCTGTTGCAAATGCTAATTTTAAAGCAGAGTTTACTGAAAGATTGCTTGTTCCGGCTGTAGCGTTTCCCCATGCTCTTAACATACTATTTAATGAACCACTATAACCAGCAGCCTCTAATCCCAATCTCAAACAAGTATTAAAAGTTTTACCGCTTGAACTAACTCCAGCTAAATCTGCAAAATATTCTTTTAGTATTGTATTATTATTTAGTGCCATAGTTATCTATGGAAGGGGGTGGAATAAACCACCCCACAACCATTTTTTTAGTTATTATTGAACTTTATCTGTTAATTCAATGCCATAGGTATCTGCTAGTTCAACACTTCCGCTAAAGATACTACCAATGTAATCTGTCTTTAGTTTCTTTGCATCTCTTTCAACTTCAACCCTCATTAATTCACCAGCATAGGCAAATCCAATAGCCATTTTTGAAAAAACAGCACCCTTTGCAACATCGCTAGCTATAGCAACTTCTGGAGTAGTGTATATATCAACACCAGCCAAAGTTCCTAAAAATCCAGTTTTAAGCATATCATCTTGAGAAGAAGGTGATCCACCAAATTGATTAGATGTAACTAAATCATTTGATAATCCCAGAGTCCCGTATATCGCTTTAGGATTGTGACATAAGCTATATGGAGCGGGGGCTGCATTAGCTTGTAATGTTCCTAAAGCTGTAAAAATATGATCTACTTTTATTCCAGCACTTGAACCATCAACCGCTGTAGAAAAATTATCAAAGTTGGCTGCAATGCTCTTATCTACGAAAGCCGCCATAGCGTTTCCTACTAGCTGACCAGCAATTCCTGTAACGTCATTTGCATTTGATAGGACTGCTTCATCTGCTACCGGTACTCTAATTGAGGACATAGATAAGGTAACAGTTTTTTTAACAGAATCTAGTTGAGTTGCTCCAATATCACTAGAATCGCTTTGAGTGTGCGAAGCAATATCTGCACTTGTCACTACGTTTGATCCTAAGTTATAAACTGGAAAGGTTATTGTATCTGCTTTGTCTCTTTGTTCTACCATCACTAATGGTAATAATACATTTGCTTTTGAAAAGTGAATCATTGAATCTGCAAGAACTTCTTGCAACGATCCAGCAAAATTCCCTGTATCTCCGGCTGCCATAATTGACTCCTATTTTTTATTAAATATTCTATCCCATTGTTCTTGGCTAATATGAGAAAAAGATGAACGTATCTTAGAAGGTGTTTTATCTCTACCGACTGACAGAGCAAAGCCATCTTCAAAAGGAACTTCTTTACCATCTAACTGATACCTCATTCCCTCCATTGTATTAGAAGAAGTTACTCTTCCCTTTGTAGGATCTTCAAATCCATGCAAGTTAGTTGCTTGTTTAGGCTTGGTTAGCTCTAAAGGCATTTTTGATCCTATTGTAGATTGATTCATCTATTTTTCCCTTTTGGAAATCTCTTGCAGCATCTACAAGGTTTTTATACCCTTGTGTTTCTGCTGGTTGAGCGTTGCCAACTGATGGAACTGTTTTATTACTATTGCGAGTTATATGAGCCTCTAGAGCATTATTATCTAGTGATCCATATATCGCTTTATCTTCGTCGCTTAGTTTATCTAAAAGCATCTCTCTCTTTGTTTGCTCTTGTGCTTGATAGATTTCTAATTGAGATTTCATTTCATTTATCATCGTATCTTTCTTCACTGATTCTTCTCGAACCATACTAAGAGCAGATTCATATTCGCCTTTCGATTCCATCTCTTTTAGCTTTCTTTCTTCTGCTTCCTTCAACACTTGGTGTTTAAGAGCATCAAGTTCAGCTTTCATTGTATTTTTATCATCTATTACTTCCTTAAAGCGAGAATAAGGAACTTCATTGATGGGAGCATCTTTTACCTCTGGCTCTGGAGTTTGTTCTGTTTTTTCGTCTAGAACTTCTTGACTTTCTTCTATCATTTTAACCTCTTGTATGAGTTATCTTTTCCCTATCTTCAAAGTGATAGGTTTACTTGTTTCTTTTTCTAGATTCCTTTCTATGGTTCTATCTAGAAATCTTAGGGCATTTTTTCTATTCTTGTTTCTTAGTCCAAAAACATTATAGCCATGTCTTTTATTGCCTAAAACTTTTTTTCCCTGTAAAAAGGTGATTCTGGAAGAATTAGAGGTACTCTTAACTTGTACTTGTTTAAACATATCACCAGTTAAATGCAGATTTACCTTTGATACATCTTTGTTTAAAGAAATATCAGATAAATCGTACTTTGGGTGTTTACTTTCAAATTTTTCACCATTCTTTAAATCTAATCGGCTACCTAATCTTGTACCTCTACCAATTTTTGACTTACCTCTACCAAATCTTCTCATATCATTTTTTTTATACTTCTTATATTGATTTGATCTTAGCTTGGGTCTTTTGTCATCTTGCATTATACCTCTAAGGGCATCTTGTTTAATTGCACCTCTTACAAACTGCCCTACTTGATCCCATAACTTTGGGGTAAAATTCAATGCCCTATCTAATCTCATACTGGTACAAACTCATGTCTACAATTATACTTTCCACCTTCTGTAAAGGTGACTTTCTTTCCATCAATCGGAGTAAAGGCTTCTATCTCTGCAAATGTAAACCCCTTATTATTTTGAGGGTTATCTAATACTGCTCTGCATATATCTCTTACCTTATCATCATTTGCTCCGATATACTTAAATCTTTGTTGCTCATCTCCCTCAAATGCTTTTTGTGTTGCAGTTCTAAATAGTTTACTAACTGCATCATTTGTAGCTACTCTTGATTGTGCGATCCTAGCTGTTCCAGAAAATTCTGTTTCTATTCTTTCAGCAATACTGTTAATTGACTCGCCTGTAACTAATCCCCTAAAGACTTCTTTTTTTAATTGATTAGCTAATGCTTTATTTTCAGATACAATAGATTCTAGTTCTAAATCCATAATCAACTGCAAAGATTCTAAATTTAAATCACCAAGACTTACTCCAAACTGCCCAGCTTTCTTTAAGGTTGCCGCAACTTCTTTATTTATACCAGCTTCAAATTCTTTTGCGATATTATCATATCCTAATCTCTTAGCCTCTTGAAAGAAATCTAATGACTTAGACAACTCAATTAGTTGAGTTTCTGATAAGGTTTCTAATCTTGGAAGTAATCTATTCACCTTACTAACTAACTCTGTTTTGATCGCTGCAAGATCATCATAATATTTATCTACGAAACTACTCACCTAATAACCCATCTAATATGCTTTGAGGTTGTTGAGGCTGTTCTGTTACTTGCTCTACTATCTGCTCTTCTTCTATTTCTTCAAACTTTGATTCTAATTCTTCTTGAGTAATATCTGGATTAAAGAACTTATATAAATCTCTTTTAGTCATTAGGTTATTATCTAACATAAACTGGAGTTTGTCTTTCTCTTGATTCCATTCTAAAGGCATCTGGCTTTCTTCAAAATCAACAGCATAAGACTCATCAAAAACTCTGCCAGTATGTACCTCTAATATTCTTCTATCTATTTCATACCGCATTTCTTCAAACTCTTTAAATAATGGTATATCAGCCTCTCTAGCTTCTTCATTTTCTAAGTTCATAATCTTTAATGCTATTCCGGAAGGTGGGCTTGTGCCTTGTGCAAAGTTGATGCTTAAACTATGGTTCTGGGCTGTAATCGTTAAATATTCTTTAATACCTTGTATCATCGCTGGTATATTAGAAGGCGGAGCAATATATGAAAGGTTTGCCCCTTCTGGTAAACTGATTAAGCGATCTATTCCAAATTTGATATTAGGTATTTCTGTATCTATCCCGGTCATAACAGGCGATCCAGTTTGGTATCTAATCGCTAACATAATTTCTGTAAATGCAATACTAGAGTTAATTGCACATCTTACGACATCACTTGCAGAATAAGGGAACATGATACGAGAAATAGGATTAATGCCATAAATGTTAATCATCTCTGGATTACCCTCAACTTCTTTAATCTTTTCATCAGAGGTAAATATAAAATGTAATCCCGGTTCTCCATCTCTTTCTTCACTAAAGAAATAAAACTGCCTATTGCCTTGTGCATCTTTACCGATCTCATAAGAATAACCAAAAGGAAAAGTCTCCCCTTCATAATAGTATTCTTTTACATTAGGAAGTATATCATATTCTATACGCTGTTTTCTTTCGTTCCACTTACTTCTAACATGAATCATCCCTAAAGTCCAAGCTAACTCTGATGCTGTTCTAAGCGTACTATCTAAATGATAAGTAAACTCTAAGTATTCATCAGCCATTTCACCATTTATAAATCTTCTTGGTGGTCGCTTGTATAATAACATTCTACTTCTTGCAAATCTTGGCAATATCCTAAGAAATGTAGTGGGTATCTGGCTTAATGTATGACCGGGAAAGTAAGGCGATATGTGAGCATCTATATTTCTATTATAATAAAAATCAAGAGCAGTTTGTTTCTTTGCATACTCATCTTCTAAGACCATATCTTCTGCTTTTCTTACAGAATCCATTACTGCCATCTTTCCTAGATTTGGTATAGTTATTTTATCATGAAATTCCATCTTTAAATTCCTATGCTTACAGGGCTGCGATTAATTAAAGAATGTTTGTAAGCGATATAATATGAACAAGCATCAAGGAAATGGCTTCTTTTTTCGTCTCTTTTATCAATTCGCCCATCATTTGTTCTTTGAGTTTGTTCTAAATCTTTTATTAAGTTTGTACATTTTGGGTCTATTGTCATTCTGACTTTCCCATTTGCATCTTTCAACATTCTATTAAGAGCGTTCAGCCTATCTATAACAGAAGGATTTGCTTTCTTAGATATAACTCTAAATCCATTATCTCTTAATATTTGATGATCTGATCTGTTGCTTGTAGTTGATCTGGCTGATCCTGTTGCATCCGGATATACTGGTATATATGGGGCAACCTTCTTCATTTCGTTAGCCATCATTTGAGTATTAGAGTTTGGTAGTCTTATTTCATCAAAGAAGTGGATTGTTCCATCTGTATATTCACAAGCTAAACAAACTGACCCAAGTATATTAAAATCCATTGACCAGAAAATATTACTTGATATTTGTTCTGCTTTCTTTACATGGATTGATCTATCAAAGTTATACGCTGCCCTGTTGCCTGTCGT